GTGCTGGTGCTGTACGACGAGCAGACCGAGGCCAGAGCCACCCAGGCGCAGCTGCTGGCACTATTCAGCGAGGACGTCGATGCGCTGGCAACGCGGGCGCTGGCGCTGGCCCTGTACGACGAAACGCCGGACGTGCGCGTCACCCAGTTGCACGCCCTGTATATTCACGGCAACTATCAGGTGTACCCAACCATGACAGCCACTAATATCGTCGGCCTGCTGGCCGATTCGCCGGTCACCGAACTGTGGGCATGGCAGACCGACGTCATGACCTCTGCCAACGGCACCGAGCAACGGCAGGGTTTCCGGCGCATGCCCAAGATCACCCAGCGCTCGACGCTGCTGAGCACCGACGAGGACGAGATCAACGCCTTTGTGCGGCACCTGATGTACCAGACCCAGGGTCGGGTGTTCATGCCGCAGTATCAATACGGCGCGCTGTTGACCGCGGGCGCGACTGCCGGCGCCATGGCGTTGTCATTTGACACCGGTCGCACCGATATCAGGGATGGCGAGGTGGCGGTGATCGTCAATGGCTCATCGCGGTATCTGATCTACGTCGACACAGTCAGTCCGACCGGAGTCACGCTGTCCGAGGCGCTGACGGTGGACGTCACCACCCGCACCTGGGTCTGTCCGGCCATCGAATGCATCGTCAACGCCTCGCCGCAGGTACGCCGGCGCGCAGTCAATAACGTGGCCTATTTCGACGCGGTGGCAGAGTTGTCGCGTACCGACCGGACAACGCTGGTGCGTCCCGGCTCCAGCGCGGTGATCGACGTCTATGACGGCTATCCGGTGCTGACCGAGCGGCCATTGGCGGACAGCAATGTGGTGCAGACCGCCATCACCGGCGCCAAGAAGATCGGCGGCGACCCGTCGATCACCGACTCCATGAGTTGGTGGCTTATGCCGCAGATGGGCATCGGTTACGAGTTTTACGTCAAGCGCATCATGGACCCAGGGCGGTTGGACTGGTGGCGGGCGTTCCTGGACGAGATACGCGGCAGCCTGCGGCCGTTCCTGATGCCGTCCTATCGCGAGGAAATCGCCACCGACTACGCCACCCAGTTGTTCGTCAATCCCAGCTTCCGCAGGCTGAGATTCGATACCGCCTTCGGCGTCTACTACCGCACCGTGGCATCGGTTGAGGAAAGCCTGGGTAACAGCGTCTGCCAGCTCACCAGCGTGCTGCCAAGCGATTCCGGCGCCGATGCGGTGTCATCGCTTGGGTTGCTGCTGAAAATGCGCCTGGCTGACGACAAGGCCGAATGGACGCACGAGCCGTTCGAGTCCTTCCTGAAACTGGCCATGAGGAGTGTTGCCGAATGACCGCCTATTCCACCGCAGAAGGCAGCGTGTTCGCCGGCGAGCCGGTCGAGTGCTACAAATTCGTCGGCAGCCGCAAAACCTATTACTACACCTCGCATGACATCGCGGTCACGCTGGGCGGTAATGTCTATGCGCCGCTGTCGCTCAAGCGCAACGACCCGGCCATCGGCACCCATGAGGACGACGGCAACCAGATGCAGATCGAGATGCCAACCTCGACCGATGTGGTGGTGGACTATGGCTTCCAGATAACTCCGCCACGGCTGCTGGTGACGGTGTACCGCGGCCACCTGACCACCGATCTGGCTACCGATGCCGTTGTCTACTGGTCGGGCGCGGTATCCTCCATCGCGGTCAAGGACGACAAGGCCACGCTCTACATCCCCAGCACCCTGGCGCTGGCGCTGAGCGCCAACATCCCCAGCGTCTACTATCAGGCGCCCTGCAACCATGCCTTGTTCGACACCGGTTGCGGCGTCAGTCGCGCCGCCTGGACCGTCACCACGGTGGCCACCGGCGTGTCAGGCAACGTGCTGGCCATCTCCACCATGGGTGGGTTTCCAAATGGCGCCTTTGTCGGCGGTGAGGTAGTGGATCTCACCTATGGCGACCGGCGCTCGATTGTCGGCCAGTTAGGCACCACCTTGACGCTCAATTACCCATTCGATCAGGATATCCAATTGGGTATGATCGAGGTGACCTGCGGCTGCGATCACGCCTTCAATGGCCATTGCAAGACCCGCTACAACAATCAGGAGCGGCATGGAGGCGACCCGTTTGTGCCGTTCATCAACCCGTTCGTGTCAGGCATTAGTTAAGGAATTGCCATGGGATTGCTCGCAATTATCGTCGTCGGCCTACTACTGGCATCCATATTTTTAGCGCCAAAGCCGCAGATTGAAAACGCCAAGGCGCAGGGGCTGGACGATTTCACCTTCCCGCGGGCCGACGAGGGCGATCCGGTGCCGCTGGTGCTGGGCACGGTGCGCATGAAATCACCGAACACAGAGTGGTATGGCGACTTTTCATCGGTGCCGATCACCGAGAAGGTCAAGACCGGGCTGGTCGGCCACAAGCACGTTACGGTGGGCTACAAGTACTACGTCGGCATGCAGATGGGCATCTGCCTGGGGCCGAATGCCAAGCTGCTGCGGGTGTGGGCCGGCAAGGAGACCGCCTGGCAGGGCACGCTCACCCATGGCCAGTCGGTCTACATCAACAAGCCGGAACTGTTCGGCGGCGAGAAGCAGCGCGGCGGCATGCAGGGCTGGATGAAATTCTATGCCGGCGAGATGGACCAGACCCGCGATGCCTATCTGGCCACCAAGTGCGACCCGGCTGTGCCAGCCTATGTCGGCAGGAGTTACGTCGTTTTCAGCGGCACCCAATCGGCGACACTGCCGGATGGCTGGGACCAGATGAGCAGCATCTTCAGGATGGCCTACCAGGCGATACAGCCAGGCTCCGGCTTCTACTGGGGAACCACCACCGGCCTGGAGCCGCTGAACTTCGAAGTACAGGTGATGCCGGACGACTATTTCTCAGACGGCAAGAACGTGATGCCAAATGGACTCGATTGCAACCCGGCACATGCGCTGCTGCATGTGTTCCTGACCCGATTCGGCTGTATGGGCCTTGGCACCGACGCCTTTGACATGCCGACCTGGCAGGCGGCTTCCGATCTGTTCTACAGCGAGGGCCGCGGCTGCAGTCTGATCGTGGCGTCGGCCAACACCGGCAGCGACGTCATCGCCCAGTTGCTGAAAGCGGTGAATGCCATCCTGTACCAGGAGCCCAGCACCGGCAAGATCCTGATCAAGCCGCTGCGCCATGACTACACCATCGGCTCTCTGCCGGTGTACGGCATGGACGAGATCCTGGAGGTGAAGGATTTTCGCAAGACCACCTGGGACTCAACCAGCAACCAGGTGCGCATCAAGTACATCAACCGCGAGAAAGAGTATGCCGACGGTGCCGCCACCTCGCAGGATCTGGCCGGCATCAGCTTCCAGAGCCGCATCAAGGGCGTCGATCTGAACGTGCCGACCTGCTACACCGGCGAACTGGCCAGCATCCTGGCTGGCGAGGCACTGGCGCGGCTGTCCATCCCGCTGTACAAGTGCAAGCTGACCCTGAACCGCACCGCCAGCAGCCTGCGCCCGGGTGACGTGTTCCTGCTTAGCTGGACCCCATACCGCCTGTCGGAAATCGTCATGCGGGTGATTAAGGTAAACCTGGGTACGCTCACCGACTCGGCGCCGGAAATCGAGTGCGTGCAGGACACCTACAGCGCCGATCATCTGGTGTTCGCCGCGCCGGAGTTGTCCAGCTGGACCGCCTACGATGCCGACCCGCAGGTGATCACCGACCGCATCGTGATGGAAGCGCCGCGCTATTTCTACAGCTTCGGCGATCTGAGCTATACCAGCGGCTATGCGCGGCTGCTGGCGGCTGGCAGCAAGCCCGGCACCGGCTCGGTGTCCTTCGACCTGCAGCAGAGCGAGAACGACTGGGAAGACACCTTCACCGGCATCGACGATCTGTTCTACGGCCTGGCTGCCACCGTGCATACCGAGTATGCCAGCACTGTGGCCAGCGATGACCGTTACGACACCAGCACCGGGCTGGTGATCCAGAACGTCACCGATGCCGATCTGCTGTATGCCGCCGCCGCCAGCCGTGACGCCACCAATGACGGCTCCAGGCTGTTCGTGGTCAATGGCGAGTTCATGAGTTACGACGGCTTCACCGACAACGAGGATGGCACCTACACGCTGCACAACGTCAGCCGCGGCCTGCTGGACTCTGAGCCAGGCACGCATGCCGTTGGCGATGCGGTGCTGTGGCTATACGGCGATCAGAGCGTCAGCACGCTGGACATTGCCGACACCGCCACCGTCAAGGCTAGGCTGCTGGACAACACCGGCAGCGGCACCCTGCCGGCAGCCAGTGCCGAGGTGGACACCATCGTGCTGGATCAGCGCGCCTATCGCCCGGCGCCGGTTAACTACCTGACGCTGCAATCAAGCCGCACCCCGAGCCCGGTCAGCGCCGGCACCACTGTCAACGTCGCCTGGCGCGAGCGCAACCGCACCGCCAGCACGCTGGTGTGGTACGACGCGGCCACCCAGACGCCGGAAGCCAGCCAGGACAACCTGGTGCGCCACAAGTTCACCGGCGACCCGTCATGGACCGATGCCTATGTCAGCGGCACCAGTACCACCATCGACACCACCGGACAGAGTGGCAAGACGCTCACCGTCGAGGTGTGGGCGCGCCGCGATGGCCTGCTGTCACTGGTGGGAGACAGCCTGACCATATCCATCACCTGATGAACTAGCTCAAGCGTCCGGCACTCCATGCCAAGTGGTTATTAAATGACCGGCAAAAATGCGGTAGGATTTAAATGAAGCCATACGCGACCACCGGCAATGGAGTGCCACCCCCATGACCCATAATATCGAGCACATCGCCAAGGCCGCTGCGGCTGCGGCACTGGACGAACTGCGCCACGACCTGCCCAGCAAGGGCGACATCGAAGACATCATCTCAAAATCCGTCAGGCAGACGCTGATCCAGCTCGGCGTCGATGCGTCCAACCCCATGGAGATGCAGCGCGATCTGCAGTACCTGCGCCAGTGGCGCATCGCCGGCGAGGAAATCCGCAACAAGGGCCTGGCTGCCGTGGTAGCGGTGATCCTTACCGGCATTTGCGGTCTCATCTGGGCGACAGTGAAAGGCACCTGAGCCAGTAATCCGCCACGAAACCAAATCCACCGGGCACCGCTTGGCTGCCTGGGGTTTGGTGTCCACACCATCTGGCGCGCCATGGAAAAAACCAGTTTGTGAGTTGGTTAAAAAAGACCTGCATGGCGCCTTG